AACCAATTGATCCTGTACGCATCTGGTGAGGCGACCCCTCTGTCTAAGGGGCGAGGAGGGTTCGATTCCCTTCAGGATCGCCAATATTGGGGATTAGTTAAATTGGTATAACGGAGGATTCTGACTCCTTTGTTCGAGGTTCGAGTCCTTGATCCCCAGCCATCTTCAACAAAGGAAGCATAACATGTCAAGCAAGCATACTCCTAACTGGACGCAGCGTGTTGAAGAAGTAACTCCTCCTAATGTTGTTTGTACTCGAAAAAACACAACGTTCGATGATTGGAAAGGGTTGGTCAATGCTGAGTTTTTGAAGCAGCAGTTCGAAGCCAATATTCGACCTATCAATCTACAGCATGGTTGGGAGTTTGATGAAACTCCGTATAGCTTTGTGCAGAAGTATATTAGCCGAGCACGGAAGATTGCAGCCAGAGGATAAATAAGGTCGGAGCCATAGCAAAACGGTTAATGTGCGGGACTGCAAATCCTTGAGGTCCCAGTTCGAATCTGGGTGGCTCCTCCAAATATAGGATTATGTTATGGCTCATAAAGCAAGACGTCGACCATCGTGGAAGAAACGTAAGTCTAAGTATCTTGAAAAGCTTAAAATTGAATTGGCAAAAGCTTTGCGAGATGAAATACAAAAAGAAATCAATAGTGAAATTGTTTATTGTGCGGGTATAGCTCAGTGGTAGAGCACTTCGTTGCCAACGAAGATGTCGTCGGTTCGACCCCGATTGCCCGCTCCATGTTCCGGTAGCTCAGCTGAACAGAGCATCGCGCTACGAACGCGAAGGTCGAGGGTTTGAATCCTTCCCGGAACTCCATTAATGCCCGAGTAGTCCAATTGGCAGAGGCGTCCGCCTTAGAAGCGGAATGTTGGGGGTTCAAATCCCTCCTCGGGCACCAAACTTTAGGTTGTGTTCAGCATACCAATGGATGAAACAGTCACCGTGAGTTCGAATCTCACCAGGAGCTCCTTGCTTCTGTAGCTAAGTGGTAAAGCAACTGCCAAAAAGTACAACCTGTTGAATTTAGTGCTTGACTTCTGTATCATTATAGGGTATTATATGTATATTGAGTTTGAGATTGACCTTACAGCAAAGATCATTTGATCAAGGTAGTAGCTTCGGCTACGTATTGAACTGGCTTTATATCTGGTTCTCCGGTGGTTGTTTCGAGAGGCGTCCACTATAAAAAAATGAAAGTAGAAGTCAATCTGTTGAGTTTTAGGTTTCCTTCAGCAAACAAATATGGTATAATAGAAACTACTTTATAAGTGGTTTTTTACCTGGTTCGATTCCAGTAAAGAGTGAAACCTGTTGAGTTCTAGGATTGTTACAGCATAAATGCACTTGATTTGTAATCAAACCTGCAAAGGGCAATCCTGTTGAGTTTAGATTCAGTTCCGCAAACAATCAAATCGACTTGAAATCGACCAAAGTGAATCTGTTGAAAATGGAGAAGTGAAATGACTACTTTTGTGAATGCTGTTGTTAATCAGTCTGCTCGTACTGAAAATGGTATGAAGGCTCGTCAGTCTACTGCTAATGCATTGACTGATCTGTTCTTCAAGATTGGTGCTATGCGTGGTCAGGATGTAATCCCAGCTTGGACTGCTGCTCGTGTACATAATCCTGCTCTAGCACCTCGTATTGCTCTTTGGGCTCGCGACGTTCGTGGTGGTGCTGGTGAGCGTAAGCTGTTTCGTGACATTCTCGTTGATCTTGCGACTAGTGATCCTTATAACTGTGTATCACTTGCTCGTAAAATTCCGGAGCTTGGTCGTTGGGATGATTTTCTTGTGCTCTTCGGAACGCCTTGTGAAGAGTATGCTTTTGCATGTATTGGCCAAGCTCTCGAAGATGGTGAAGGTCTCTGCGCAAAGTGGATGCCTCGTCAGGGTGAAGCAGCTGTAAAGCTTCGAAAGTACCTTGGCTGGACTCCTAAGTTCTATCGTAAGCGTCTGGTTGAATTGACCAAGGTCGTTGAGACTCAGATGTGCGCTAAGGACTGGGACAACATCAACTTCAACCATGTTCCTTCTGTTGCTTCTGGTCGTTACAAGAAGGCGTTCAATCGTCATACTGAAAAGTATAAAGAGTGGACTGCTGCTCTTGTTTCAAAGGATCCTGAAGTAGCTAAGACTGTTAAGGTCAATGCTGGTGCAGTTTATCCGTACGATGTATTGAAGGGGATTTCTCCTTACGGATATGGATATAACTCCCTCAGCGCCTCTAACCTCCAGCATATTCAGGCTCAGTGGGATGCACTGCCTAACTTTGTTGGTGATGCTAACATCCTTCCGCTCGTTGACGTATCTGGTTCAATGACTTCATTGGCTGGTGGTCATCAGTCTAAGTCTAGCGTAACCTGCCTCGATGTTGCTGTATCTCTTGGTCTGTATCTTGCAGACAAAAACACTGGTAAGTTCAAGGATACGTTTTTGACTTTCTCTAGTGACCCTCAGTTGCTTCATCTTCGTGGTAATATCCTCGATAAGGTAAAGCAAATGGTTACTTCAAAGTGGGAAATGTCAACCAACTTGCATCGTGCGTTGGATAAAATTCTATACACTGCATATGTTGGTAAGGTTCCTCAGGAAGAAATGCCAGATGTGTTGTTGATCCTTTCTGACATGCAGTTTGATCAGTGCACTGTTCACGATGACTCTGCCATGGAAATGATTAAGCGTAAGTATACTGAAAACGGATACACTATGCCAAACATTGTTTTCTGGAATCTTAATGCTCACGATAACGTTCCTGTAAAGTATGACACTCGTGGTGCTGCTCTTGTTTCTGGTTTCTCGCCTTCCATTGTTAAGGCTGTTCTTCAGGCTGAGATGGATAATTTTACGCCAGAAGCTATCATGATGCAGACTATCATGAACCCACGCTATGACTATTAAGGAAATGCTATTGGCTTTTCTGATGCTAATGTGGATGCCGATTGTTGTGATTGGCATCCTCTACTTTACGCTGCAATAGCTCAGTTGGTAGAGCACTTGATTAGTAATCAAGATGTCGCGAGTTCGATCCTTGCTTGCAGCACCAGCCCATATAGTCCAATTGGCAGAGGCGTCGGCTTCAAACTCCGAATGTTGTAGGTTCGAGTCCTACTATGGGCACCAAAATAAAGGTATATGATGAAAGCTTTTGATTTTTTTCCAACGCCAATCACCATAAGTGATATTACTATTTTACCTGAAGAATTAGAAAAGCTTATGTTTTTCTATAACGATCAGAGTACTTGGGTTTTGAATAAAGGAAAAAATTACGCAAGCGTTGAAACAGATATATTTCGTAATGTTCTTGGTATAAAATCTTCTTTGGTGAAACAAGTTCAAACTGAAATTGATGTATTCTGTGAAGAAATAATGGGCGAAGAAGCTTCTCTTACACCAACACAAAGTTGGCTGAACTTTAATCCTACATCTTCCAAACATGAAAAACATTTTCATACTAATAGCATTATAAGTGGTGTGATTTATATTAGAACGAATGATAAAACTGGAAATATCAATTTCCATAAGCCATTTGAAAAATTTAATATGATTATGAACAAAATTAAAACATATAATAAGTATAATTTTGAACATGTTTATTTTACGCCTGAGCCATGTCAGCTTTTCCTGTTTCCAAGTTTTTTAAATCATTCAGTAAACAAAAACGAGTCAGAAGTTACTAGAATTTCTCTTGCGTTCAATACATTTTATAGTGGAAGCTTTGGCGAAGTTGATAAATTGAATATGGTTGACAACCTAACTTAGTGTTGTTGGTCAGCACGGATGATTGTGGATCATCAAGACTTGGTTCGAATCCAAGAGTTAGGACCAATAAATATGTTAAAGGAGATAATGATGAGTAAAGTATTTCTAGTATGTGGATTAGGATTGTTTCTTGCTGGTTGTAACGCAACTGTGTATACGCCAAGACCAATGGTTATTGATTTAGAAACAAGACCTCCTGTTTATCTTCCTAGATCTTATGATCTTCCACCACCACGCTATCATAATCACCAGCGTCGTTGCGCAACTGTTTGGGATCGCAATCCTCGTGGTTACGTAGAACGTCAGGTTTGTGGTAATCATATTCCATAACATGAAAAAACTTGCTATTATCGGTCGCGGTACAGCTGGATGTTTTGCTGCGATACACTTCCTTAAGTGGACAAATTGGGAAATTGATTTTTATTATGACCCAAACATCAAACCACAAACTGTTGGTGAAGGTATCAATTTAGCACCTGCAATTGTGCTACGTAATTGCTTAGACTTTTCTCATGAAGACCTAGCAAGGGTTGATGGTACATTTAAGACAGGCATTTGGAAAACTGGTTGGGGTGTAGGTAATGAGTTTATGCATACCTTTCGACCACCAAATGTTGCATATCACTTCAATGCTGTAAAACTTCAGGAATATATTATCTCGAAAATTCAAACTGATCCTAGAGTTAAAATCATTGAAGAGAATGCTGTTGACGTTGATGCAGATTTCGTTATGGATTGCTCCGGCAAGCCGTCAAGCTACGAAAATTTCAACAATGATGTTAGCATACCAGTAAATGCTGTTCATGTTACGCAGTGCTACTGGTCTCACCCAGCGTTTCAGTATACCTTGGCGATTGCTCGCCCGCATGGTTGGGTATTTGGTATACCATTACAAAACAGATGTTCGATTGGATATATGTACAACCATGCAATTTCATCGCTTGATGAGATCAAAGAAGACGTCAAGCAAGTGTTTGCTGACTACAATTTGACACCTAGTCAGGATCATAATACGTTTCAGTTTAATAATTACTACCGCAAAGAAAACCATCATGGTCGCGTTTCCTATAATGGTAATGCTTCGTTTTTTCTAGAGCCGTTAGAGGCTACTTCTATTGCTATGATGGATAAGATAAACCGTCAGGCATTTGATCATTGGACTGGTGTTCTTCCTTTAACAACAATAAATACTAGGTATGTTGAAGAGCTTCAGAAAATTGAAAATATGATTATGATGCATTACTTTGCTGGCTCTGTTTTTGATACTAAATTTTGGAAGTTTGCTCAACCTCGGGGTGAACAAAATATGAAATTGGCAATGAAGAAACTTCAGTTCGCTAATCTAGTTTCAGGCTCTAGAAACTTTACCTTTGGTAAAGACGAAAATAATATTAGTGAGTATGGTACATTTGGTACATGGGAATTGCCTTCGTTCAAACAAAATTTGTTAGGACTAGGGTTATATGATAAGATAATGCCGATGTAGCTCAGTGGTAGAGCGCTCGCTTCATACGCGACTGGTCGTAGGTTCAAATCCTACTTTCGGCACCAATCCCCGCCATCCCGATACGTCGGTTGGCACCTCCAGCTTCCGGGCTGGAGACTGCTCCTCTGGTATAGCTGGTGCGTACGCTCGTCTGAAGAACGAGAGGATGCGGTTCGATTCCGTGGGGGAGCACCATATATAAATACCTCTATTAACATGGAGGTATACTATGCCCAGAGGCGTCTATCCTAGAAAGAAAAAAGAACTGCATCTAGAACACGTTCGTGATGCACACGTTGGTCATGGTATGGAGCGTTCTCCTCATTGGCCGACAGTTCAACATCATCATATACAACAATTTCCAACATGTGCAGCTTGTGGTGGTACAGTGAACTTGAACGTTCACCATAAGCAACCATTTCATTTATACCCAGAGCTAGAGTTGGAACCAACCAACCTTATCACTCTTTGTATGGATGGAGATAAAGATTGTCATATCAAGCTTGGTCATGGCAGTAACTTCAAAGCATATAATCCAAATGTTGTTGAAGACGTAGCAGTTGTTAAATCTGACTTTTCTTTGTTAGAAGAATATACTGTGAAGGCCAAGAAAGCAAGATTGCTTGTATGAAGAGAATAGCTCTTTATATCGATAGATCTTCTGAGTTAGCAGAACAGTGTGGAGATGGTATGGTATACGCCCTTTCTCCGCACTTTGAAATAATAAGATTTACCGAAGAAGAGTGCAAGCCGTCTACATTTAAAAACGTAGAAATGATAGCTTTTCCTGGAGGTGTCGGAGATTCAGAAGATTATAATTATCTTTTCCGACGCAAGAAAGAAATGGTAGTAGTTGATTTTATTTCCAATGGTGGTGCTTATCTTGGTATCTGTGTTGGAGCATATTGGGCAGGTTCCCATTACTTTGATATATTAGATTCAGTTGATGCTGTTCAGTATATTAAACGCCCAACAGCGGATATAAAGAGAAGCTATAATAAGGCAATACCAGTAACCTGGAATGGCAACCAAGAGCGAATGTTCTTTAGAGATGGCTGCGCACTTATTGGTGATGAGAGTAAGTTTGAAACGGTCGCTCGTTACGCTAATGGTGACCCGATGGCTATTATACAAGGTAAGATTGGTTTGATCGGCGCTTGCCCAGACTCTTTGTTATCCTGGTATGTAGAGCCATATAATAAACCCTACTGGCATAAGGGCGAGCATCATCGCTTGCTTGTAGATTTTGTCGATAAGATATTAGGGAAGGTTGGCCGAGAGGCTTAAGGCACACGTTTGCTAAATGTGCGAGGAGTAGAATCCTCCGTGAGTTCGAATCTCACACCTTCCGCCATATAAATAATGATAATATCGGTAAAGTGTTACGGTAGCACGACGGTCTCCAAAACCGCAAGCCTGGGTTCGACTCCTAGTACCGGTGCCAGTTCAAACTATACTGCTGCTGTTGGTATGGTTGGTGTGAAGATTAACTTCTAAAAACTTCCAACACTTTATTAACATACTTTGAACGCTCCACGACGAAAGTCTGGGGCGTTCTTTCATCATCTACAGTTATAATAATTGCGATTTGAGGTACAGCTATTTTGTAGGTCCACTCAAACATCATTGAGTAAACAGTTGACTGTAGAAAATAGTTCTCGATCCATTCTTCTTTCTTTGGCTTCTTAGAAGTTTTAAAATCAATGATCGAAAGAACACCATCGTATTGAGCAACAAGATCTGTACGACCTGCGCACTTAAGAGCCTTAGAATATAAGGGAAGCTCAATGCCAAAGATATTATCTACATGAGCATCAAGAGCTTCTTTTATGGGCTTAAAAGTCTCGATATTAATTGGCATTTCGCCATTGTAGATATTCTCTTCGTTGAGAACATAACGTTCAGCTATCTTATGGATTGAAGAACCACGACGAGTAGCCTGTTTTGAAATGCGATCAGCTTCCGCCTCGCCAACTCTGGCCCTCCATTCATTGAGGGCAGTCTTATCTGACTTCTCGCTTATGATTGTCGTAACTGACTTGAGCTTTGTTACACCATCGGGCAGCACATAGTGGCGCTGCCCATTGATTGTTTCGGTGCTCAGTTCCACAAACGGAACGAAGTTATGTTTAAACTTTTTCAATTTGTCACCTAAAAGATAAGATTTAGTTTGTCTTTTTCGATTATATAGTTCTTTACAAGGGAAGACCTAACTATATCTTCTTTTTGGAAATCAATAAATTCGAAAAACTTCATTCGTTTAATGATCTTCATAAAGTCCATAAGTCCATTCTTTTCTTGGTCTTTAGTAAAATCTGATTGCCTAAAGTCACCGCAGAAAATAATCTTACAGTTTTTACCAATACGAGTAATAATGGAATCTAGTTCATGACCAGTTAGGTTAGCGATTTCATCAACAATAACAACAGAATCGTTAAGAGTAATACCACGAATAAAAGATGTGCTTATGAAATCTATGATATTTCTATTCTTTAGATATTCATATGCATCACTTCTACCAAAAAGTTCTGTACAGATAGCATAATAAGGCGCTTCATAAACTTTAGCTTTTTCTCTATTATTACCAGGTAGAAATCCCATGTCTCTTGTTGGAACAACACTTCTGACAATTACAATTTTCTTAAATTGAGTGCTTTCAGAAAGTACTTGGTTGAGAGCAAGATAAAGAGAGATAAAGCTTTTACCAGTACCAGCTATCCCATGCAACATTAAATTCTTATTTTGATTATACGCCTCAAAAGAAAGTTTTTGATTTTCTGTTAAAGGTTCTATTCTTTTCAAATTAAAATTTATTTTTTCCTGTATGTTGACCACTTTTTGATCGGATTGACGAAGGACTCTCTTTTCTTTTCTTGTTAATCTTTTCGCTTCCATTGTTAGCCTTTAAAATGTGTTGATGGTGCTTCTGCTTGTTCCTTTTTGGTTACCACGTTTGATATTCTTAAGGATATCCCTGAAGCCAGAGTCGGGCTTCTGTAAGCCTCTACCGGAATGGATTAGAGGAGCACCATTTACTAGTTGCGTTAAATTTGGGTTTTCACTAAGGTAAACCTCAAGAGCAGAAATGCTCATGAAATCTTCATACTCTTCGCCAGTATCATTGTTTAGAAACTTATAAGTTGGCATTAGCGTCCATCTTCCTCTGGCCATCCGTCATCGTCGGCCATTTCTTCGTAGATATTATCGTAAGGATAATCACTTTCTTCTTCCAAGAGAGCAGATATGTCTTTAGTTTTTAATGCTCTATCAACTATCTTTTCAGTTTTCTTCTGAATATAATTTGATCTTACAACAAAGTTTTCATTCTCATCATCGTAGTAATCATTCTTACGAAATTTTTTAAACTGCTTGCTCATTTGGAATAAGTCCTGGAAGTGCCTCTGTTACATGCTGAAGGGTGATACCTTTAATAGGCTTCTTGTCTTTGAGAGTACAAAGAAGTTCTGCGTCCTTTGGTGCTACGTTTTCAAGTAGCTGAACAAACATTGTTTCACGCTTGAGTTGCGCAAGGTTTTCATGGAATCCCTGAATGTAATATGTTAGCTTTTCGCATTCCTTAAGAAGAACATGTTCCTGATCAACAAGATCATTTGGCTTATAAGGAGGAACACCAGGTGGCAACGCCCACTTCACATTAGGATCATAACCAGACTGTAGGATAACCCTCAATTGAAAACTGTCATTTGCCTTTAGAGCATCAATTTTTTCTTGAGTTTTCTTAAGCTTACCTACTTTTTCTAAAAATTCTGCCATACCGATTACCATTAAAATTCTCCGATTGATTCCATTAAGTTTTTAAGTTTGTTTGCGATAAAATAATTCATCAGTTTCTCTCTGCCTTTGCCTTCTTGTCTATCATAAGACTCAATGACCTTGGCGCCAATTTCTTGAGGAACATGTTTCAAGTCAATCAATTGTTTGTTGCGCATATAGTTATTGAACAAAGGATGATCAAATTTACTATCCATTCCAAGTTCAAGAAGAGCATCAATTTTCTTCTGTGTCAGAGGTTTCTGGCGCTCCCCAATAACAAGACAATTGTCAGGAGAAAGTACGTTAGGAACGCCATCGCCACTATCTCCCTTGAGAATATGCTCTGCCAGATAACGATCTGGGTTTTCGTTAGAGATCCACTTCTTTCGAACAGGATCATACTGCTTTACATTACCATATGTATGTAGCTGAATAAAATCTTTATCGCCAGAAAGAATTAGGATTTTCTCGAAACAATGAATCCTTACAAGAGTACTAATGATATCATCCGCTTCAGCAGATTCAATATCAATAACTCTGTAAGGGAAATATTCTTTAAGTTCTGAACGAATCTTGTTAATACATTCGAAGATAGACTTCCAGTCCATTTCGGACTTCTCTTGAGCCTTCTTACGATTGGCCTTGTAGTAAGGGAATCTCTGCTTGCGCCAGTAGTTGGTGTTATCACAAGCAATAACCATTTCTCCATACTCATCAGCGAACTTTGTTCTGTAGGAGCGGAGAGAGTTTAAGATCATATGGCGAACCATATTTTCTTCTAGTTGGGCGTTAGTATGGTTACCCAATTGCATGAGCAAATTAGACAACATAACCTGATTCAAATCAACAATGATCACATTTCACCTGTTAAACGATTTCACTTTTCTTCAGTTTTAGATTAAGCTTATCTACTATTCGTAGAGCGCCTTCTTCTTCCTCATCCGGTTCAAAGATATTATCAGCTATCTGCTGAAATGGATGATATATGTCATAGTGTTTACACATTATAGATCTCAAAGCTTCTACTATAAAAGCTCCATCCTTTATAACTTCATCGTCTTCGTCGTCAGGAATATTGAACCCAGCAATTTCAAGATTGTTGAAAATAATAGGAGCCAAACTAGCAATAGTTTCCTGAATATGATAATGCTTCATTGTTTGCACGTTACGAACGATGTCCTCAAGCACTATTTCTTCACGCTGGACTTGGTTATTGTTTTTAGGAAACTGAACAATATTGTTACTATTCATCTAAATTCCATTTCTACAAATATTATACCCTAGAAAGGGGTATTAGTCAATTATTATTATTTAGTTGTCAAGTGGTTTTATAGACAAACATCTGCTGTTTCTTAAAATCTCTGGATTCTGTAGTTGGATATTTCACCAACATCTCTTGCATCAAATGGTTCCACTGATACCCAATCTTATCTAAGTTGAACCTCTGATCTGCATACGCCTTAACAAACCTCAAGTAATTTTGAGTTTCTTCATTTTGAACAATACTGACAGAATGATCTAGGTACTGATAAAACAAATTAGCATGTTCGTCAATATTATCCTGATACTGATAAATGGAAGTTAGACCAGCAGAAGTCTCAGACAAAGCTGCATAATTAGGATGAACACAGAGCAATCCCGCAGACATAGATTCCATAAGCACTCGACAAGAAGTTTCCTGCCAAATGCTAGGATATGCTAGGATATGACTTTCTGTAAGAGCATTCCTAAGTTCTTCATTAGGAACACAACCGTGATACGTCATTTGAGGATGATTACGAATCTTATCATAAAGAGGTTCGAAATGCTTATCTGCATCCGCCCACCCATAAATTGCAAAACTAGAATAAACATCTAGATGGATGTTATCGTACTTTTTAGCAAGTTCTGTAAATACTGGTACGAGAATTTCTAATCCACGCTGAGGGGTTGAGAAATAAACCAACCTGATTTTATCAAAGCTCTTTTGGACTTTAGGAAAAACATTAATAGGATTTTCAATGACAGATGTTTTGATATCTCGTGGGAACTTCAACTCTTTAACATACTCGTTAAGCTGCCAGTTAGAAACAAAAACAAAATTATGAAAACGATCTCTGCTCGAGGCGTCTTTCAAATGAGCAATTTCTGGATCCTGCGGTAAATCATGTTGCCAATATATTCTGATTTTATCATGATTTAAATCTCTTACTCTCGAAGCAATAATTTGAAATTCTTTCGAAAGCTCTTCTGGAATGAACTTTGCGATACTGCGCTTTGATAGCTCAGTACCGCCATTAGAATTAATTGAAATTTCGTTTTCTTCAAACCCACTCATTATCAAGCCTGTCTGGTTAGATAGTTAGGACGAACATACTTGGCACCAAAGAATTCCTTGACTAGGTTAATGACAATTTGGTCGTCATATTCCTTACAAGAGAACACATCTAGATACATTGCATTACCACCCATACCATCATCAGGTACAAAGTGAGCGCAGATGTTGGATGTTTCAATAAGCTGGACGAGAGTGTACCCAGCCTTGTTTCCAGATCCAAAATTTACGATCTGCGGTTCGCCATAAGCAACCATGTCAATATCATTAACAAGACGCTTAACAAAGTTGTAAATAGTATTCTCGCTAGTGATACACGCATGATCAAGTTCAGCGCAATCAAGAATAAGATGATACCCCCAGTATGCCATAGTAATCTCCTTAGCCGCCAGCAAGATATGGCTTGTCATAGTTAATTTTGTTAATCCAGTTGAGTTTTTGTTCTTCTGACCAATCTTTAAGATAGTCATTATCTTCGTTAAACATACGAAGATACTCTTCCTTACTTATCTCTCTATATGAGAGGATAACAGGAGATGGTTGAAGATGCTCTTGTGAAAATTCTAGGAATTCTGTATCGCTATATTTCATAACCACTTCATCAAGAGCATGTTCAATATCATCTTCTACTTCAACACAATAGCGAAGACGATGCTGTGAAAGGCAGTCAACCATAACAAGCTTTTTCATCAGTAGTTCTCGTTCACATTTTGTACATAGATAACAGAATCAATACGGAAAGAACGCCAGCCATTTGCCTGTACATCCCAAGCCGCAATCATTTCTGGGTTAGTTTGGTGAAAGTTCTTTTCTTCCGTAATTTCTTCGATATATTTTGGTGGAAGAAGTTCAGGACGAAGCGTACAACGCATAATGCGATTTTCACCATTTACCTTAGTAAAGCTAACTTCAATCACATATTCTCTAAGATCCTTAAGGATCGTATCACGTTCAAACATCATATATCACCCTTCGATTAGGAATTTTCCTGTTGACTCAGTTTGTTCGTTTAACATCTTACTTAGTTGATCAAACCCACCGATGTTGAACCCATCAACTACAACTACAGGAAAGGTTGTAGCAGAAGGGAAAAGTTCAAGAAGATATTCTCTAGTGAAGTCTTCATTGAGCTTCATTTCTTTAAATGAAATATTGCGAGAAGCAAGAAGCATCTTGGCTTTTGTGCAATGTCCGCAATTTTCTCTTGAATAAATTGTTACGTTCATAGTCGTGTTCTCCAATATTCTGTAACGTGTTCTTGGTTAGAGGGATCAAACCCATTATCATACATATCATACTGAATGAGAAGTTCAAGATCGCTTTGCATTTTATCCTCCATAATTATATTATATATGATAACGGGTTTAAAAGCAACTACTTAATTTTAATATAGCTGGCTTTGATCTGCTTCTTTTCATGGATTTCGAATCCATTCTCAAATAGAATCTTTTCGACTGCATCGTTATCATACATCCAAATATCATCATAAACGAATACAGAACCAATATTAACACGAGAAAGGAAGAAATTTGTTTCCATCACAATAGAATTACCATCATGAGGACCATCAAAGAACACAAAGGCGTAATCATTAACAATGGTTTTTACGTTATCATAAACAGGAACACCATCAGAATATCTTTCGAAGAATTCTGTATCCTCAAGACAGAAGAATGTAAAGTTCAACCCTTTTTGGAAAGCATAGAAATACAATGAAGGAATAATACGATTTCTCATATCATTCGTATAATCAAGCTTAATGGGCTTCGTAATTTCGGTAGACATAGGGTCGCCTTCGAGAGGCACTTCAGGATTATGAACACTCAAGCTCTTGTTTGTTTGAACGTAATCAATGTTGCCATATGGATCAATACAGAACATTGGGCGCTTTACATTACCCTGAGAAGCGAGAGCATCAATAATTATCTTGGCAGAACCACCACGACGAGTACCAATTTCAACAATAGCTCCTGGTGTTCCCTTAACTTCAAGCGCAGCATTCGCAAGAATTTCATACTCTTGAGAGTCAGTACTAAAAACTTCTTCATCACTAAAACGAATCATAGCCATTTTATTTCTCCTCTTTCATTTCTTTTGTAAATTGTACAACAAAGGTAAATCTGTAACTTGGTGCTAAATTTGTTGGAGCACATATAGAATGCGGTTTAGTTCCATCGAATATTAAAACTCTACCAGGAGTATAAAATATACAATGCTCTGCATTTTGTTTCGAATCGTCTGTTATTATTGTATAACCACCCCATTCTATATCCCATTTCATATTTGGGTAATATATTAGTGTTTTACATTCAATTGATGGGATTTCGCAATCAACATGAAAACGGTTCTTATCGTTTAAAGTTGAAAGATTTACTCTAACTTGAGAGATTTCAAACCCCTCAACATGTTTTAATATTTCGATCATGTTTTTGTTCTGAAGAAACCCCATACCAAGAAGTTCTTCAACAGTATAGTTAGAAACTAAATTATAGTCGCCTTTATTTTCTATATCATTTGAATCTTTTCCATGAGGGAAAAAATGAGAACTTTTTATAAAATTATAAAAATACTGTCGTTCTGGGTATGTAAATACTTCATCATATGCTACAAGATCTTTAGTAGAAATCGACAATTTCATCTGCTATCCCATATTTTACAGCTTCCTTAGCGGTAAGCCAAACATCTTCAGGAGGCAAAAGATACTTCTTAATATCTTTTTCTTCCATGCCAGTACAACGCTTATAGTGTTCTAAGATTCTAACTTGTGTATTGTTAAATTCCTTAACACGAGCCATTAATTCGTGATCTTTGCCAAAAGACCCCCAACTATATTGGTGAGAAAGAATAGCAGTGTTACGGGTTATATAGCGTTTTCCTTTTTCGCCTGCAATGAAAGTCATAAGACCACAGCTGGCAATTTCGCCAAGACCATATGTATAAATTGGAATCTTAGAGCCTTTCATCGTATCAATGATAGAGAAGGCAGCAGGAATTTCACCACCAGGAGAATTGATAATCATTTTAATGCATTTGGGGCGATTATTGCGCATAAGGTTTCGTGCAATAATAAATTCGATAGCATCTGCAGCAGTATCTGAGTTAAACTCACTGAATAACATAAAGTAATGGTGGTCTTCTAGATTAGGAATGGGTGAGACTTTGTCTTCTTTATCTACCATAATTTACTCCAGATGTTGATGGGGCTTTGTGCCCCATCTATATTATATTACACGATATCCAATAACTCTTTCTCTTCTGTAAACACCGATGCCGACGACACCATTATGATTACCAGAAATTATTATTGGGTTACCTTCTTCGTCGTATCCAGAAACTACCCCAACGTGGTTTCCTCCTCGACGTGTTAATACTGCAACGCAGTTTACGCAACCATACTTAGCGTATGTTCCTCGGCTAAGATATGAGGCAGCTGCTCTGCTATGACCACCAACCAACATATTAATAAAGTCAGCACACCATAGATTTCTTGGAAGTCCTAGTTGATTGGGACCGAATCCAAGATATTTAGAAGCTCTTTCAACCAAGTCTTTACTTTCCTGAGAAGTGTAAACTTGTTTTACTTCTGGCCTCTTTACTTTTACTACTTTTACATTCTGTCGATATTCTTGTCTTGCTTTATCTATAGCAAAGAAACCACCAGGACTACTTTCATCATATATAGCCATCATTTCATTAAGCTTAATTTGTCTATAATCAATCTTTGGTGGCTGTTCAACTTTTTGTTTTTTAACCTTTTTATGCACTTTAGTAGCATAATGATCAGGCTTATCTTTTGGGTTAGCATCAGCTGTTGTTGAACAATTAATGCATACTAGTATTGCTACTAGCAAAAATATAAGTTTTTTCATTAAGTTTTCCCTTTGTTGAATGCTTGAATGTCAGGGTGGATTGAAGAATCCATTCAAGCTCTATATTCCACTTGTATAAGAAAGTGGTAATAATATTTAGTTTATCATTTTTCTTACATATTCTCTACTGAGATCAATTGAAAATATAACTCTTTCTATTACACCATTATGTCGAACACTATGTTCCATAGGAGGTCCATCTATAAAAGACAATAATTTACCTTCTTCCCATGCTTTGGATTCAGAACCAATTGTTATCTTACATTCTGGATCACATATAATACCTAGATGCACTCTAAGCCATTTATCAGTTCTACCATAATGTGGAGGAATTATTGTTCCTGGTAATATTCTGCTAATAAAACTGTTTGCTAAAATACCTTCTTGTTCCAAATCTTTTACGATTGAATTTAAAACAGGACAGGCTTTTCTTGCTCTGTCTTTATAAAGATAAGCTATATCTTGAACTTCTTTCGAACAATACATATCTATGTAATCGCCATTATATATAGAAAAAGGCGTTGATTTCCAATAAGTTTGAAAATTTTCTGAATCTTTCCATATATTATTTTCTAAAATACTCTTATCATCAGTTTTTTTTGGTTGATAAAATGCCTCTGGTGTATCAATATAGTTCAATAATTCATTTTTAATTAGTGGGTATTTTTCCACTAACTCAACGCAAATAGGTATATTTTTAATTTTATCCTCGAAAAAATATTTCATATTACCTCTTTAAAAGTGGTGCGCAAGGAGGGACTCGAACCCCCGATAAGACCGTTATGAGCGGTCGGCTTTAGCCACTAAGCTACTCGCGCATATTAATTAAGCAAGGATCTCCTTGAGCCTATCAGCAGCGTATGAGGCTGCAAAGGCTTCTGGCTTCACTTTGGGCGCGAACCCACACATACCACGAATATAGCCAGTTGCCTGTTGAATAACACAAGAAGATCCATGCAACTCATCAGGATTAATGTCTAGGTGGACTTCGACATGCCTATCGCCAATTGCTTCATAAAGATCAAGGTACATCTGAGACGCCTTGTAAACTTCGTTCATTAGCCGATACGCTGGGCGGTCATGCCTTTTGTCATAATCTCTCTCAGTAACGACTTGCCCGAATACCTTACATCCACGTGAGCCATCAAGATGAACCACGATAGCAACTGTGTAGTCAGCATACCAGAGGTTATCGCGACCACGATACCGCTCGCTATCGGCTCCAATGTAAATATTGGATGAATCTGAAGCGCGAATGATAAATTCTTTAACTTCATCGATATTGAACTCTCTAGACATATTTCACCTGTTTATG